GTTGAGTGCGCGCCAGGGATGTAGCGTGCCCATGCCTTACGACATGACAACCAGTGCTGCTTGCGCTCCTATAAGCGGCGGCAGGGTGTTACCATACCCTGCCATCCCCGATGCGTTACTTCTTAATCACCATTTCTTTGAGGGTGCGAGCACTGGGCCGTGTCCCTCTCGTGACCAGCCATCGGCTCGCTGCAACCATCGCATCGTAGAGCGAGCGGCGGTTGCCGTCGGACTTACCGTGGATGTCGGCAACCTGCTTCAGCAGCACCGGATCTTTCGCTTTGATGATCGTCCTCAACTTAGAAGCCTGCACGCGGAAGCTCGATGTGTGCGTGTCGATCTTCAGCTTCCCGCCCGCCGTGTAGTACCGCTCGAACAGGTTGTTAGCTTGATCGGCCTCGACGTTGCCCGCTTTAGCTTCTTCCGCCAACCTCAACGCGAGCGTTGGCAGTATCGAGTTAGTGCGGTTCGCCCCAAGCGCCGCGATGTCGTCATCCAATCTCGGCATGTTCATGACCCCAGAGGTAACCCTTCGACTCGTGAAGGTTACACACTAAGTAACATCAGGTTCCGAAAGTTTCAAGCGAGTTCGGTGTTAATTGTCGGTATCTTGTTGCTCTCCGGTTGCGCGGTGCCCTTGCCAGAACTTCAGCTCGTCGAATTCGTCGCCCATTACCTCGCGCATTGTGTCCCACTGCAGGCGTCGGGCTGGATCGGACAGGAGGCGTTCGCGTCTGCGGTCCACTCTCGCCTGCCGAGCGCGCCGCTCCAACGGCATTTCCTTGAGCCGTTTCCGTAACGCCGCATGTTCGTTTTCAACACGCCGCATCTCATATAATTCCATAACAAGATCACTAACTGGATCGGGGCGTGCACTACGGGGCGTGTATTTGTGGTTGAATCCGGTCATGTATACCAATCCTTATATGAGCGAGACGTACAATACTGTCTCTCTCGCCGCATGTAAGGGTTTGAGGGTGAATAGTCAAGGTATTCGACATGCGCTTTAGAATTAGCGGTTCCGGGTTCAATGAAATCAATGGGTTAGCTAATTCTAATTCTACATCCTGTGTTGGGGTCAGGGTTTGAGGGTGAGGGCCGAGTCGCACCCTCGGACTGGCGGACCCGCCAACCCCGTCTAGGATGTAGAATTAGAATAAGAATATTATATAATATATAAATTAACCTACATAGACCCTAGAGGATGTAACCCTAAAGGTAACCTTGAAATCGCGCGCGTGCAGGGGCCTTCTCAGCAGCCGAAGCTTGAACCCTTAAAGTATCGCATGTTCATCGCTCCGGCCTTCGGACGCCACATGCCGCGGGCACCATCCGCGTACATGCATTTCGTCGGTTCGATCTTTCGGACTTGACCATCGAACGATGCAATCGCGAGCAACATGCTCTCGCGAGCCTCGCGCTCACGCTTGCGTTCAGCATCGCGCTCCAGTTCGTGCGCGGTGCGTTTCGCGAGAGCGAACGAGTTTTGATCCTCGTTCACCGCAAAGCGTTTGAGGGTGAGCGACCGAACACCAGACGATCCTGTATTCAGGAAAGCCTGTTGCTTGGCGTTCATCTGCTTCCACAGCATGAAAACCTCCGAGGGTTGCATGGGTCGTTACCTCGAAAGGTATCGACCGATAGAACCTCACACATGCCCCCGGATGACCACCCGCGCTGAAAGCGTCGCACGGGCTAAACCTTACCGGGCAGGATGACCCTCATCGGGTCGCGCAGGAGGGACGGCTGGCACTCGACGGGTATGACCCCGCTTTGTCAGGACACGTAAGGGTTTGCTAGGCCCTGGACCTGAACACGCACCTGCAGCCGACGTTTCGCGCATGTGTCGGGCGAGCAACCCAAGCCGTCGCTTGGGACTTTCCGCACCGCTCGCTTAGCGGGTCCATTGCCGGACAGCCTAGGTAGCGGGGGTGGGGGTTACCCCGGTGGGTAATTGGACGGGGGGTGCCGTGGGGCCCCGGGCCTCGACAGGTACCTTGCAAACATAAAACCCTCAAAACCTAAAGTTACATCCTAGGTAACACCAACAAACCCCTTGACCCTCAAACCCTCGCACCCTATTACCCACAAGGTAACAGCGAGACCCCAAATGGCGATCGACGATTTTAAGAGCTCCGACGATCGGACCGATCCAATCACGGACGCTGCCGCTGTGGACATCTCAGCCGCCGACTTCGTTCTCACGCACGTCTCTCGTGGGGTCTACGTTGGGACGGCCGGCGACTTGAAGGTCGACATGGAGGGCGGGCAGACGGTTACATGGCCGAGTGCATCCGGCTGGATGCCGATCCGCATCACGAAGGTCTACAAAACGGGCACCACCGCGGCCGGTATAGTGGTTGGGTGGTGATATGCCGGCCGTTGATGTTTCCCTTTCGCCAGGATGGCCGGGGAGTTTTGGGGTGGGTGCTTTCCGCGTTTGGCGCGGCATGGGCAACGGTATGTCCATGGCTGTGCAGGGCTTTCAGACAGGGGCGATACGGTCAAGTATCACGCGCAGTCCGCATTGGTCTCCAGTTAGGTTTCGTCGTTCCCGCGCTGTTATGCAGGTATTCTATCCGACCGGAATCCCGGTAGCGGATACGCTGTTTTCTGGCATCCAGGCCGATCTCCGCTTTCAAGTCGCTTTTGAATATCCATTCACGAACGCCCTGACGGGCATTCCCGAAAACAGGCCACTTTACACGTTCAGTGGGGCTAACTTTGTAAAATATGACTCGGGGACGTGGGATGGCGCAATCGGCTACATCATTTCCGACATTCTTGATCACGGGCAATGGGTCCCGGCGTTTAGCAAGTTCGGGCTATGGACGTGCGTGGAAGGCCCCTCGTCCGTCGCCAACCTAATACCCTATCAGCGCAATTCGTCCTCATTTATTCAACGTTATGGCGGCGCAATTACGAGCACAGGCAGTCAGATCGCCAACTATGGTGGAGCCAGTGATATCGCTTCTACGGCGACCAGCGTCACAGGGTTCAATTCGGCGCAGACGGGATCATCCACGTATTTTGCTCCCTGTATGCTGCTTGTAGAAACGGACAGCCGCAGCCAGTGCGTCGGCGTCATTGGTGATAGCTTGGCTTATGGCGTAGGCGAGGGCGTTGCCGGAAGTTCGACCAGCGGCGATGCTCTGGGTGATGCAAACAATAATTCAGGTTTTATATCGCGCGGTCTCTATGCTGCCGGCTTGAATTATATTAACCTCGGGCGAGGATCAGATCGACTAGAATATCTCGCGACCGCAGCCAATTGGAAGTACAGGCGACAGCTTTTGCAACTCGCCAAGCCGACGCATATCATCCAAGAGAACGGGGTTAATGACCTCACTCAGACGACGATGCCTGGGAACTGGGCGGCGACGACAGCATACGCGAAATATCAAACCGTTATCGCCGGAGGCGCGCGCGTCTACATGTGTACCCAGGCGGGTACGTCCGGCAGTTCGGTTCCGACCGGGACAGGTTTCGGAATTGTCGACGGCACCGCAGTGTGGGTTTATCTGCGTGCGTATATCGCGGACGCTGCGAGGGCGATGTACCGCTTCGCCTATCTGAGCAATCTTGTTGACCAAATCCGTGCAGCGGTCCCGGAGGCGCGCGTGTACGGTTCTCTGATAACACCGAATGCGACTTCGACCGACGCTTTCGCAACGACAGTGAATCAGACCCCCGCGAGCGGCTGGGGAGGGTCCGCGACGCGGCGCGGTTATTTCAACGATCAGCTTCGGACGGACCCAAATTCTGTTCTCCGTCTGGCCGGGCTGATCGACCCGAATGTGTACCTTGAAGACGGCTACCCGACCGAAACCTCGAAATGGGTCGTCAACGGCTCAGCAAACTACGCGACGTTGGACGGTACGCATCCTAATAGCGTCGCAGCGGCCCTAGCTGCGGCTGCGATAAGTTCGGATCAGTTCTAGCCCCCACCTAAAGCTGACTTGACTTCATCCCATAAAGGGCACTATTACCCACGAGGTAACAACCCGCCCGATGCGAAAGGTGCGCTCCCATGTCGGACATCGACGCAATCCACAAAGGTGATTTTGGACTGCCCAACGGCATCGGCGCCGCGGTGCAGAACCTTGAACGCGGCTATCGCTCGGCTGCCGACGCGCTCGTAGCGCATGCGGGTGGCGGGCAGGCGAACGCGACACAGCTCACGGCCGCGTTGAACCGAGTCGGTACCGTCGCCACGGCGGCCGACAGCGTGAAGCTCCCGGTAGCGCGCAAGGGTGCGACGGTTTGCGTGACCAACGCCGGCGCGGCTTCGATGGACGTCTTCCCGTCGACCGGTGACGCGATCGACGCCGGCGCGGCCAACGCTCAGAAGGCGGTCGCTGCGGGCAAGTCTGCGATGTTTGTTTGTGCCGTCGACGGCACCTGGAATTCGCTGGTCAGCGCCTAACCCGAGAGGGCGAGGAGCCATCAGCGACGGCCGCCGCGATCGTCGATCTCTTTCGGGGGCGCAAGAGGTTGATCGCGGCGGCCGGACCCTTCCGCCATACGGGATCCCACCGTGCAGCAGAACTACGAACCCTTCGTTGATCGGCTCATCCAGCGCTACGAGGGTGGCTACGGCTGGAACAAGAAGGACAAGGGTGGGCCGACCAAGTACGGCATCACCTGCTACGATCTCGCCGAGCATCGCGGGCAGAAGATGGACTCGATGGCGCGTTGGGCGCCCCTCGTCAAAGCGATGACGCTCGACGAGGCCGAGGAGATCTACAAAACCAAATATGCTGCAAAGATCGCGTTCGATGCACTGCCGTCGGGGATCGACTGCTGCATGATGGATTACGCGGTGAACTCCGGCTACGCGCGCTCGGTGCGTGTCGGCGGCGCGCTGCTTGGGATTACCCCGACGACCACCGTCGGCACCGATTTCCTGCAGGCGGTCGAGAAGGTCGATCCCGAGAAGTTCGTGAAGGCGATGTGCGCGGAGCGGCTGCATTTCATGCACGGCATCCGTGGCGGGTCCGACTGGGAGGAGTTTGGTATTGGTTGGCAGCGCCGGGTCGACGACCTGGAGACGTATTGCGAGGCGCTCGCGAAGAGCCAAGCGCCGCACATCGCGCCGGACATGACGTTCGTTCCGACGCCGAAAGCAAAACATCCGGAGCCCGATCCGAACGTGTCAACCAACACGATCGGCGCCGCGGCTATAGCTGCGACGACGACCGCCGCAGCCGGTGTGCCCTGGTACGCCATTGTCGGTGCTCTCGCGATCATCGTGGCGGTCGGGGTGGTGTCGTATCTCGCTCGCAAGAAGGCGGCTGCAACGGCCAACGAGACGGTTGCGCTGCCGCCCGGGGTCACGCCGGCGCAGCTCGTCAAGGAAACGATGCGTCAAGAGAAGGCAGCCTGACATGACGATGTGGGAAAAACTCAAGCACGAGTGGAAGACGTTCGCCTGGGCCATGATCGGCATCCTGGTCGAAAGCTGGGACACGATCCTGTCCGCGCAGCTCGGGCTCGTCGATCCGATGGTCTCACCCGACCACCAGTGGATCGTCCACATGGCGATCCCCACCGGGATGCTCGCGCTGCGGCGCTGGCGTGACGCGCATAGGGCGCCGGCCGACCAGGTGCAGTGATGCTCTCGCTCCTCCTTGGCTGGATCCCGGTCGTCGGGCCGTTCATCAAGGCGGGTCTCGCCGCGTGGGAACATTCTCAGGATGCGGGCGTCCAGAGGGCGCAGATCGCAGCGAACAAGGACGTCGCGCTCGACACAGACAGCGTCGACATCATTAGGACCCGAGCGCAGGCGGCGCAGGACATTGGCGTGCAGTTTGCGCGCGACCTGCTGCTGAACTGGTACGCGATCTACGTGAGCCTGATCTTCTACCGGTCCTGCTTCCACCATGCGCTGCCGGAGAACTGGACGTGGGAGATCGACCACATCCCCGCGGATCTTAATTACCTCTGCATGGCGATGATCGCATACCTGTTCTACACGGCGTGGCGCGGCGGCAAAGGTTAAGTGAAAGTCACTGAGATTTGCGCGCGGAATAGGTTTTGACGGGGAGTCGGCGAGGGCCTAGTTACCGACGTAGGTAATACGGAGAACACGCCGACATGCTGTTTCATATTTTTCTAACCCTCGCATCCTTGGTGACGCTCGTGCTCGCCGGCGTCGCTGTGTGGGATGTCCTCACCCATCTCGATGAGATTGACCCGATGGATCTCGTGATCGAGGGCTTCCTCACGGTTTGCGTGCTCGCCACCGGTGTCATGTCGCTGTTCGGGGTCTGGGCCTAAGCCGATGGACTCGAAGTCGCTCAGCGCCGAGGTCGATCGAGTTGCACACGCGATGTGCGAAGAGATGGGGCTCGATCCGAACGAGATGGTTTGGGTCGACGAACACGACTCTCTGGCACCCTTCGAGATCCACGCCTACTACCGTAATTTCAAGCAGTTGCCGATCGTCGATAGCGGCAACGTGCGGGTTACTGTTGAGGACAGCGAAGCCCGCATGCGTATGGTGGAGCGCTGGCGGTCATTTCGTCGCGCTGCTGCGCAAGCGCTTATCGGCTGGCGCGCGGTGCATCGCTACACGATGACGGAGGCGCGATGATCCTCCAGCTCAACCCGACGATCTGGGTGCGGACCCCGAAGGGCGTCGGGTTGTGTCATTTCCTCCTCGACTACGGCGAGGAGCACGACCTGATGTGGGTCGTGGCGCAGGACGACACGGGGGAGATCTGGACCTGGCCGAACCCGGACGTACGCTTCATCCCGAACACCAGCCTTGGGGCACCGCGCAACGGCAGGCCGAGCGCGCGCGAGCAGGAGCTGCTCGATGAGATCGAGCGCCTGAAGCAGGAGATGACTGTGGCGGCGCAGTGGTGCGCGGATGGGAGTTGCGAGCTCAGGAAGAAGTATCGGCGCGACGCGCCGGAGGATCCTGAGAAGCAGATCGAATTCATGCAACGAGCTCAAACACTGTATGAGGAGAAACGACGTGGCCCGTAAGATTGACTGGAAATTCTCGAAGAAGGGACGTGCGACCGGAGAAACTACCTCCCGCCGCGGTGCCAAGCACCTGAAGTCTGCGGCGGTCCTCACAATCGCCAGCCCCGGCGAGATGACGCCGGCCGGCCGCCGAGCGATCGCGAAGTGGCTGCGGGCGCACGCGGATATGCTCATCAAATTTGGCGATGAATACACCACCGGCAGGTTCATCGGCCGCTACATGTACGAGGAGAAGCGTCGTGGCGCGTAGGCACCCAGGCTTCAAGGCCGTGGCGGGCAAGATCGCCTCGAAAGAGGGCATCTCCGAAAAGGAAGCCGGCGCCATCCTCGCATCCAAGACGCGCAACGCCTCTGCTGCCGCGAAGCGGAAGAACCCGCGACTGAAGAAGGTGAAGTAGTTACCTACAAGGTAATACGATGACTGAGAAATCGAACGTCGTCCGGCTCGTAACCCCCAGGGACGAGACGAACCAACAAGCGATCGCGCTGCTCGAACGCTGCCTCAAGGAGGCGCGCGAAGGCAGGATTATCGAGGTCGCTGTCAGCATGGTGCGTCGCGACTTGAGCACCGAGGACGAAGCGACGTCGTCTAACAACTCGGTGCTCTTGCTGGGCGCGATCTACCGCACGGCGCACCGGATGAACAAGCGCTTGGACGAAGTGTCGATCCTGGTACCACCCTCAAACGCTTAAACCAAAGGAGACCACAGTGCTGAAGTTTCTCAAATGGCTCTTACAGTGGGAGCGCAAAACCGTCGCCGAGATCGTCGCTCCGCTGGAGCGCATGAAGGCTGAGCTCGTCGAGGCGCTTGAGCATCACACCGATCAGGCCGCGTTCCATCGAGAGCAGGAGGCGCTCCACAACAACGAGGCAGCGAAGGCCATCATCGTTCGCGACAACCTCACGAAGGTGCTCGGGCAGTAGCCGTGACGAACATTCATAGCGATCCGAACCGGCGCAGCATCGACAAGCCTACGAAGCGAAAGCGCGGAAAGGCAGACCCGATGGGCTGCCCGGTTTGCGGCGGCATCTTCGCTCCGGTTGCTGGTCTCCTTCGCTGCCCCAACGGGCACGCGCCGAAGTCTGAAACAGACGGACGCGAGCGGGATTACGGCCACGTTCTGCCGTCGCCCGGCGGTGACGAGCAGGTGCGCCCCTGCCGCCCTCGCGGCCCACGCGACGGTGCGCCACTAAATTTTGAGGAGTGAATAATGACGAAGCGCGTGTATCTAGCCGGCCCGATGCAGGGGTATCCGGAGTTCAATTTCCCGGCTTTCCGGGCAGCCGCGGACGCACTCCGCGCTCAGGGTCATGAGGTGTTCTCTCCTGCCGAGAAGGACATCGAGCGACACGGCGGGGAGGACATCTCCAAGGGCAACACGAAGGGAGACGTGGCTCTCGCGGGCGCGCTCGGGCTGGAGTTCATTTACCTACAAGGTAACAAATGACCGGAGCGGAACTGCGCAAGGTCAGAGAAGCGCACGGGATGAGCCAGAGCCAGTTCGCTCGGCTCATCCAGAGTGACTCGTCGAACCTCTCGGCGATGGAGCTCGGCAATCGCCCGGTGCCGAACAGCGTCCGGCAAGCGATCTTCGACCTCTATGGCGAGAAGCCCGTGCAGCTCGACCTCGTCGACTGGATCGAAGAGCGCCTGAAGGCAGCCGCGTGACCGATCGCACCGAGTACATGCGTAAGTATCTTGCGGACAACCGCGAGCGAATTCTGGCTCGGAACCGCGCGTACTGGCACGCCAACAAGCACTGGCTGGAGGCGAAGCCGAACAGGGTTAGGCGTGTACGCAAGCGCAAGCCGCTTACGCCGGAGAAGCGTCAGGAGATCAATCTCGTTCGCAAGGTGGCGCGCAGCCTAGGCGTGACGCAGACCGAAGCCCGCCGCCAACTCGGTATTACCTCTAAGGTAACTACGTCCAGGCCGCTGACGAGAACCGCGGCCGCGTCGACGCCGGCCGGCGCATCATGTGCCGAGACATGAGTTCGGTCATGCCGCCGTGCGCGGCCAGGCACACGTACTGGAGCGCGTCCGTGATGTGCGAGTACTCGTTCTTGTCCGGCACTGCCTTCCGCTGCCCTGAACGCGTCTTAGCAAACCGGTAGCCACCCGACAGGGCGCGGATCAGTGTCGGGCACCGCTGCCGGTCGATCAGGATGGCAGGGCCGCCGTCCCGCTGCCCGAGCAACCAGGCTTCGACGGCGCGCAGCCGCGGATCGAGGTCGTTGGTCGGCGCCGGGAAGGCCGTGAAGCCCATCCGCTTGAGGTCGTCGAACGTGGTGGTCTCGTAGATCGAGCTCTTCGCCTTGCCGGCCGGGTCACCCACCATCGCAACCGAGCGCCCGAGGTAGCGCGGCTGCAGGAGGGCAGGGCGCAGCGATCGGTTGACGTGCAGTTCTAGGCCGATGTCCTCGGCGATCACCTCTTCCAGGATTAGCAAGCGGCCGCGGTGATCGAGTTGGGCGATGAGGCTGCAGGGGTCGCGGCCGAAATCCTGCCCGACGATGAGTGGCATCGTCGCGATCGGCTTCAGCTCGTCCACGACATGGAAGCTCGATTTGAAGCTGTCCCGGAAGACGGCGGTGCCGGATGGATCGTCTCCGAATTCCGAATAGACGTAGCGCCGGCACCAATCGGAGTCTTCGCCGTACATATTCACGAAACGTTGATAATATAATCGCCCGCGGGCGACGCGATCTGGGTGTCCCAACGGGAGCCGCTTGGTTTCTGGGGTCTGATTTAACCAGTCTAGGTTCTCGGCGTTTTCAGCAAGACCGCTCGGTTGCCGATATACAACCCAGTCAGAAGGGGGCTCTGTCATCAATTTCCACCAATCTGACCCCTCACTAGGCAGGTTGGTGTCCGCGATTATACCGCTGAACGTCGGCGCCCCATGCTTACCTGATGGGTAACGTCCGATACGACCCGAGAGTGGTGCGATCAGCCCGATGTCCATCTCAGAACATTCCGACATCCAGCTCATTGTGAGCTGCATCGACAACAACCTACGCTGGTCCTCAGGTGTGTCGAGCGGTATCATGATCCACTCACTGCGGACGTCGCCGATCTCGATGTAGATCGTACTGTCACTGACTTTGTAGTTGGCGATGCCTTCTAGCCAAGCCACACAGTCCTTCAGGATCGTGTCCTTAAGTTGTTTGAGTGTCTGCCGGACGATCGCGAAACGGGTGTAGCGCAGACCGTCTTCAGCGGGCTCCTGCTCACACGCTCGGCGCAGCAGCTCGAAGATGCAGGCTGTGGTCTTGCCGCTACCGACAGGACCCGCGATTATTCTCCCGAACGCGTCGGAGCGCATGAAGTTTGCGCAGGTGGGAGGGGCTGTAAAGGTGATCTCTCGCATTGTGCTTCTCTAGGTATCGAGCCAACAGGCGAAGCCGTGTTGCACTGTCTTTCGCGTGACCGATGGCTAAATTGCAGTGCTGGCATAAAACACCGCGTATCTGGCCGGTCTCGTGGTCATGGTCGAGGTGCCAACCGCGCTTACTTCCAGGGCTTTTACTCCGACAGACGGCGCACCTATTCCGTTGAGATCTAAAGAGGTTCTCTCGATCTACTATGCTGATCCCGTATTTCTGTAGGTAGTATCGGTTCGCTTTGTGCCGCCGGTTTGCTTCGTACCACGCTTTGTTTCTGGCGCGGTCCTTAGCCTTCACGTTAGGCTTCCGTAAGTATGCTAGTCGGTCTTCTTTCTTGGCGTACGGCACGTCTATTCTGCTCGCCTCTCGATTACCTTCGGGGTAACGTCCTTCTCGAACTGGAGCTGCTGGCCCGGTCCAATATTGATCGTGACCCTGAAACCCCCGCCGGCATCCTCCCCACTATTTTTGGCGCTGATGCCGGCGATCCGCTCGATCAGCTTGGCGAGCTCGACCTTCGCGGGGAGATTTTCGTTCTTGTCGTGGAGCCGGGCGTTCGCCTCGACGAGCCACTCTTCGATCATAGCGGCCGCCTTCAGACGCGTGCGCTCCGCGGTGTTCTGGGCGCTCTGCCAGGCGACGATTTCGGACTGCAGGATGCGGACAAAGTCCGGATCCTCCTGCATTTGCTCCCATTCTTCCGGGGAGACCTCGTATTCCTTCAGGATCTCGTCGACCGATTTGTGGTTGATCGCGATCTCGCGCGCGATCGCTACGGTCTTCGTCCGATCCTGGAAGCGGGCCGGGATTGCGGCCATATTTGACGTCCGTGTTACCTTGTAAGTAATTGACAAGCGCGTACCACACCACCTATTGAGTTGCAATGTCCGTGGCGGCGCTCCCGATTGCTGGCGTCATTCGCGTGGTCCCCGAGGCCGCGCTGCAGGCGTATCAGCAACAGCAGGATCAACAGAAAGCGCAGGCGCTCGCCAAGGCTCCGGAGGCGCCGACTGGACTCGCGTCCTACATTCGGACGCAGTTCGAGATGTTCAAGCGTCACCGGACGAACATGGAGGCCGGCTGGGACCACCGCATGCTCGCAGCCATGCGGGCGTTCAACGGCAAATACTCGGCCGAGCAGCTCTCCGAAATTAAGAAGTTTGGCGGTTCCGAGGTCTACGCGCGCATCATCTCGATGAAATGCCGCGGCGCGACTTCCCTCCTGCGCGATGTTTATCTCTCGCCCGATCGGCCGTGGGGCCTCGACCCCGGGCCGGACCCCGAGATCCCACAGCAGATCCTGAGCAGCATTCAGCAGCTCGTGATGAGCGAGCTCTCGTCGCTCCAGGCAGCCGGCCAGCCGGTCGATCCGAACATGATCCGCGACCGCGCACAGCAGCTTCTCGAAGCGGCGCGCGATGCCGCGAAGCGCCAGGCCGCGAAGCGCGCTAAGATCGCCGAGGACAAACTCGAAGAGATCCTGCAGGAGGGCGGTTTCTACAATGCCCTCGCCGAGTTCCTGGTCGACCTGCCGCTGATGCCGTTCGCCTGCATCAAGGGTCCGGAAGTCCGCATCGTGCCGTCCGTCACTTGGCAGAACGGGCGCGGGGTCATCCAGCAGAAGCCGAAGCTCTTCTGGCGCCGCGTATCCGGATTTGACCTCTGGTGGACGCCGGGCGCCGCCGACATCGAGGACGCTTCGGTGATCGAGCGTACGCGCGTCACCCGCGCCGACCTCAACGACCTGCTCGATCTGCCGGGCTACAACGAAAAAGAAATTCGCGCGGTGCTCGAAGAGTACGGCCGCGGCGGTCTCGCCGACAACTGGGACGCGACCGACTCGGAGCGCGCCGTCAACGAGAACCGCGAGAACCCGATCTATAATCAGTCGGGCCTCATCTCCTGCCTCGAATTCCACGGCAACGTGCAGGGTGTGATGCTCCTCGAACAGGGGATGAGCACCAAAATGGTGCCGGACCCGCTGCGCGACTACATGGTTCAGGCGTGGCTCATCGGAAACCACGTCATCAAGGTGCAGATGAGTCCGAGCCCGCGCAAACGGCACCCGTATTTCATCACGAGCTTCGAGAAAGTGCCGGGCACG